AAAGGTGCAACTTGGGACGAGCAGGGCAAGGGATGGCAAGCGTGGAATGGATGGGGCGGTGACGCTGGTTATGCATGGGCAAGAAAAGTGGTTGGACAGATGGAGGCTAGGGATAAGAAAGAACTGGCAGAACCAGCCTCTTGCCCAATCGCAACTCAAGACATCAAAACCAATCTAGCCAATAGGCAGACAGCCGTGGACGATGCGAACTACGGCCCAGCCAACCCTAATGAACCTAATGAGGATTATTGGAAGGCGAAAGCAGACGAGTTCCAAGGAGATGTAGCCACGGCCAAAAAGATGCTTTGCGGTAATTGTGCGGCCTTCGACCAAAGGACTAAAGTTCTTGGGTGTATTAAGAAGGGCATCGGCGAGGATGCAAATGAAGTCGCTATTGGTGGCAATCTAGGTTACTGCGAGATTTTTGATTTTAAATGTGCGGCCAAAAGAACTTGTGACGCTTGGATTGTGGGTGGCCCAATGACTGATGAGAAGGCAAAGGAACTAGCCCGACCCGGCCCCAAGTCTGCGGCACAAACTCCCGCCCCGCCCAAAGAGCGAATTAAAGGATCAAAGGAAAACCCAGAAGGCACAGCGGCCACAAGGTCAAAAGCTGGGGATATTGAAATTTCAGAAGCCAACGAACAGGCATTGAAGGACAAGATTGCCCAGTTCAAAAAGGATCACCCTAAGAAAAATGCACCCAGCCTTGGAACACTAAAGAAAGTATTTAGAAGGGGAGCCGGAGCATTCTCAACCAGCTTCCGTCCAACCATCAGCGGAGGCAAGCCCAACTCACGCAACGCTTGGGCGATGGCTAGGGTGAACAAGTTTCTAAAGATGGCTGGCGGTGGAGAGGTCAAAGAATCCTATCGCAAGGCAGACGGCGACCTTCTTTGACATAAAAAAATATTCTATGCCCCTACCTACCCCCAGAGGAGACGAATCAGAACAAGATTTTGTTGGAAGGTTTATGGCTAACGAACAAGCCATCAGCGATTTCCCCGATGAAAAACAAAGGGCGGCAGTTGCCTATAATACATATAGGGACGAAGAGATGGAAGAATTGGAATTAGGTGGAGTCAGCATTTTAGAAGTAGGGGAGGCCAAGGGACATGATCTGTTTGTAGATAGAAAAAGCCTAGAAGCCGCCCTCGAAATTATGAAGTCTGCAAAGAATGGCGTTAAGGTAAAGATGAACCACGGCTCTGGGCTGGACGCAGTAGTGGCGTTTGCACGCAATCCTCGGATCGAAGGGGATAAGCTAATTGCCGATCTTCGCCTTCTCCGCAACTCCCCGCACTACGGCCTCATCAAAGAGATGGCCGCAGAAGCTCCCGACCAGTTCGGCGTTTCCTTGGCTTTCGTGAATGAGTCCGAGACCATCAACGGCAAGGACTACATCCGACCCCAATCCATCGCTTCCGCCGACCTAGTTTCAAGCCCTGCGGCAACTAACGGACTTTTCGAGGAGATGGTTAAATTCATGCAGAAATTTGCCGAGACCCAGACCAAATGCTCTGGAGAAACAATCAAAATGGGATATATGGTTGGCGGCAAGCCGATTCCCACCGATCTGCCCGAAGCCCAAGTTGAGGGCGAGGGTTTGACAAAAGGAGAAAACACAATGGAAAACAAAGATTACGGTAAGGAAGTGGAAGATATCAAGGTGCGCCTCGCCAAACTGGAAGAGGCCATGTCTCCCAAAGAAGAGAAAAAAGAGGATTCGGTTCCCAAGATTGAAGTCGAGGTTGAGCCGAAAGATGAAATGGCGAAAAAGGAAGAGCCCAAGACCGAGGAGATGTCCGAGGTTGTGAAAAAGGTTCTCACCGAGTTCGGCATCAAGCCTGTTCCGGCTTCCCCGGTGATCGAAGAGGCTCCCAAGAAGGATGAGCCGAAAAATTTTGAGGCTCTTGTGGCGGCTCATGCCGATTACGGAACTTCAAAGCTGAAGGCCATGAAAGCCGTCATGCTCTCCAACCCAAAAGAATATGCCGAGGCTCTTGGCCGTGGCATTAGCAAAATCTAACAAAGGATAAAATAGAATGAGCACCAATATTGATAACAATTTTCGGACGTTCAGCACATCGTCCGCTATCTCGGCCTATCGCCTTGTTCAGCCCTCCACGGTGACGGCTGGCGGGATTGATGTGGCTGTGACCGGATCGACCAAAGCAATCGGCGCGACCATTGATGATGGTGCGGCTGGCGGTTATGTGACCGTGAAGCTGTTCCACCCCACCTTCTTCGCAACCGTGTCCGGCACGGCGGCGGTCGGTGATGTTGTGAAATTTGATGCGGCTGGTCAAGTGACCACGCTGGCGGCTAATCTGGTTACGGCTGGTGTCGCTCTCGAAGCGGCCACCGCTACCTCGGCTGTCATCGAAATCGCCGTTCCGATGTTCTAAGGATTAACCCAAACAAAGAAAGAATAAGAAAATGAGCTATATCTCTGGTGGAACAACGATTCGGGCAGACATCAACCAAGCGTTGGTGGAAGCCCCCAATGGCGATACCGGGCTGATCGGTGCGGAAATTTTCCCCCTTCTGCCTGTTCCCGCCAAAAGCGGTCAGTATCTCAAGGTTCAGTTGGCACAGGCCGACCTCCTCAACAACGATTCCAAAGCGCGTGACGCTGGTTCGGGCTACGCTCGTGCCATCCGTGCTTTTGGGACTGATACCTACGACACGGTCGAGTTTGGCCTCGAAGAGCTAATTGATGACAGCTTCCGTGCTGATGCTGATCGCTTTTTTGATCTCGAAGCCTCGTCTGCCCGCTTCCTCCTCCGCCAAATCAAGCTCGGCCATGAGAAGCGTGTGAACGACATCGTTAATGCTGGCACTACCCCCTTCACCACCTCCGACCAATCCGCCATCTCCGCATATACCAATGCGAACCTTGGCAATATTGATGTGGCTGGCGATGTGGCGAATGCCCGCACCGAACTCAACAAGTTAGGGTATGAGGCCAATACGGTTATCATGTCCGCCCCTGTGTTCGAGCGTATCCGCCGGACTACCAAGCTCCAGAATCAGTTCTTCGGGGTTATCTCCGATACTGGCGGTCGCTTGCTCTCCGAGGCTGAAATCGCGGCGGCTCTTGGCGTTCAGAAGGTTCTCGTTGGTCGCGCGGCGATCAACTCGGCCAACAAGAACAAAGCCTACTCTGGTGGGTTTGTGTTCTCCAACAGCTACATCACCGTTGCCAATGTGCAGAGCGGCCAGTTCACCTCGGGTGGAATCGGGCGCACCTTGGTCTGGTCGGCTGATGCCCCCGGAGGCTTCGTCTCCGAGAGCTATCGTGATGAGGCTCGCCGGAGCAATGTGCTTCGGGTTCGTATGAATACGGCTGAAAAGCTGATTGATGCGAATGCGGGTGTGCGTATCACCACCAGCTTCGCCTAAAGAATAGATTGTGTGGTTCCTTGGAGGGGCTAGAGCCTAAAAAACTCTAGCCCCTCTTTCTTTTATGAATTGACATAAATCCCCTCTTGAAATCCTTTATGAGAAATCCTCTGTCTGTTTACCTTATTTGTGGCGGCAATGAAGCCGAATATCTCGAAAGATGCCTTAGCTCCTTCAAGCCCATTGCGAAGGAGTTTGTTGTTTGCTTGGCTGGGGGGAGCAATCCGACAGCCGAGGAGGAAAAAGTTGCACTGGCTCACGGTGCTAGAGTTGTTCATTATAAGAATCAAAGAACGGACTGGCCTCATATAGATGACTTTGCCGCCGCAAGGAACACGGCCTTGGATGCTTGTTCCGAGAAGTGGGCAATGTGGGTGGATGCCGATGATGAGATGCAACCGGGGGCAGAGGCGGTTATTGATGAAGCTATAACTAAGGCAGAGGAAAGGGGCGCACAGCTTATCGCATTTAGGTATTTCGTGGCTAACGCTGGTTTGATCCCACTAAGGGAGATGGTTTCCTTAAGGGGAAAATGCAAGTGGAAGAATCGGGTTCACGAAATGCTTGTGGCTGAGGATCAGTCAAAGATTTTTGGCATAGATAAGGTGGTTAGGGTTCACAATCCTAAGGGATACAAAAAGACTTCGGCAGATAGAAATTTTGCAATTCTTAAAGACACCCTAGAGCCAACCCCCAACGCCCTTTATTATACCCAACAAGAGCATTTTCTAACCCAGAATTGGGCGGATTGTTTGAAGTATGGCAAGCTGGCAATTCAATTTCCAGAGCTAGAGGATACGCTTCGATATGATGTTCTTTGCAACATGGGAAGATGCGCCCCGACAGGCGAGGAGAAGCTAAAATATCTTGGGGAGGCTATCGCCATTCAGCCGGATCGAAGGGAAGCCCACTATTGGATGGCGGTTGAATACTCTGCGAGGGGACAATGGGCAAAGGTCTGGGGAGCGGCAAGGGCGGCGATGAGCCTACCAAGGCCAACCGCCCATTACTGGAACCTAGTTGAGGCAATATACCAATGGCAATGTTTGGATATTTATGAAACTGCCTCTGTTTGTGTCGGCAAAAAAGAGGAGGCCGAAAAAATTAAGAAGTCAAGGCCATCCCCCAAAATCTCAATCATTCACGCAACCAAAGGAAGGCCGCAGATCGCTTGGCAACGGAGGCAACAATGGCTGATGCTGGCAAAAAACCCTCTTGAGATTGAGTGGATTTTTGTTGTCGATCACGATGATCCCCAAGATTACACCCCTCATCAAGCCATCCGATGCAACCCCGGCGGGATCGTCAATGCTTGGAATTATGGGGCAAAAATGGCGAAAGGAGATATTCTGGTTCAAATGTCGGACGATTGGAGTCCGCCTAGACATTGGGATGCCCTAATTTCGACCGCTATTGGGGCTACAAACGAGGAGAAAGTGCTGGCAATATCTGACGGCCTCCGAACCGATAAACTCCTTTGTATGGCGATTATGACGCAAAATAGGCTCGAAAAGCAGGATGGATATATGTTTCACCCAGAATATCAAGAGAGTGATGGCATCTATTCAGACAACGAATTTACAGAAAGGGCTTATGGTGATGGGGTTGTGATTGAAGCCAAACACATTCAATTCAAACATGAAAATCCTTTATTTACAGGCGGGAAGCCGGATGATCTAATCAAACATCA